ATCAACTGTAATCGTGCAGCGCAGAATATCTGGGAAGAATTCAAAGAAATATCATTACCTGAAGGTGGGTTTGCATTACAGACCTATTCGGGTAACTACGTCTGTGCGGAAGATGATAAAATTCATATTTCCACAGATAGAACTGCAATAGGTCCGTGGGAAGCTTTCAAATGGGTTGGGAATAAAATCCAAACTCATCATGGAACTTTCCTTACCGCGAGGCTTGATTTACCAGATGTTCCCCTGATGCAAACAATGAATCAGGATGTCTGGGAAGAATTTCAGCGTATCCCATTAGAAGCACCAGTTCCTATTCCGGGTATTAGACAGGGAATAGTTAGAACTGATGGTCGATGCGCTATCGATGATACAGGACTATTTCATCCATTAGGTGTTACATTCTTCTGGGCACTATATGGATGGAAATTTGAAAGAGACCGAATCCATGAGCATCTTACTTGGCTCAAACAATATGGATTCGATTATCTTAGAATACTCGGAGAAGTTAATTGGCAGGGTAGGAGTATCCTTCCATCCTGGCCCGACTATGAAAACATACTTCGTGAGTTTGTAGATACAGCTTACGACCAGTATGGAATGCGTAGTGAAATTACATTAGTCGGCGGTAAGTATAACGACCATAGAGGCATGGAACAAAAAGTTCGTAATGCTATGGTCGGAGCCGAGAATAAAGTAATGCACTATGAAGTCGCCAATGAATATGGCAGACTTGATAAGATTACTCCTGCTGATTTGGTGGATGTGGGTCGATATTTAATGGCTCAAACACCAAATCTAGTAGCACTATCCTCTCCTGATGGTCCTTACAGTGGCATGATTAGTCTCAGTCAAATGGCTGGGGTTAGCATGTATACTGTTCATACGCGCAGGTCAAATCACGATAATAAGTGGTCCCATGTAAGACAGGGATATGACCTGAAAGAATTCCCCAAAGCTACTTCCAATAATGAACCACAGGGTCCACAATCTTCTGTCGCGGAAGATAGTGACCCATTACGTCTAGCAATGGCACGCGCTACAGGTATTGTTTGTTCTGGAGCTTTTTACGTATTACACGTAGGTCAGGGTGTTACTGGAATTGCAGACCCAGACCACGGTAGACCACAGAATATGTGGGAAGTTCCGGGTATTGACGAAATAATGAAGCGCGTCCGTAAAGTAGATGTATGCCTACCTCAAGGAATTGAGAATTGGCAAGTAGTGAATAATGGCCGTTCTAATCATCCACTACCTCTTGACCCACGAGTTAATCATCCTAACGGTGGATTTTGGGAAGGGTCCGGTCCGGGTAGTGTTAATAAGAATTATGCCACAATTAGTGGTAATCGATTTGTCGAAGTATTAGATGGCGTTAAGAATCCGGCTGAATCCGGTTCTACATTGTGTGGGACTAGTCGATTAGTCGCGAAGATTAAAGCCACTGATGTTCGTGACTATTCTTCTGACGAATACAATGTTTCTGTTAATGGAACTCTCAACCTTGAAGGTCGTAATGACACGATGGTTGGGTATGTTCTGAATGGAAACATCTAATGGCAATGTGGGGAACTCATAGAGCGTTAATGAATAGAATTGCCATTAGGCAGTTCAGAATTTACACCGCCGTGGTTTTTACGACGGGATTAATAGTAGGAGCCATTACATGCTTACTCGTAGAGAACTATTACAGCGATTCGCTGCTGTCCCTTTTGCGTTAGGTGCGAAGCTAAATGTCATACCTTCTCCAGAAGTAAAAGAACAAACTAAGAAGATGGCATTTGATAAAGGGTTCTGGAAACCCAATAAGAAGCAGGAACAATTCCTAAGTCTTCCTACTTCAATATTCGAGGGATTCTACGGGGGCGGTAACGCTTCTGGTAAGTCTGACGTTTTACTTGTATATGGATTAATCCATAGGTGGCATGAAAATGCTAAGTTCAAACAAGTATTCATGCGTCGGACTTTTCCGGAACTTAGAAATGAGATAGTTCCACGTTCGCGCGAAATTTACCCGAAGTTCGGGGCTACTTTTAATAAGACGGACATGGCGTGGACGTTTCCACGTATGGACCAGTTCGGTGGAACTGGAATGTCTAATGCCGGTGCAATGATATTCCTCGGACATTGTGAGGAAGAAAATGATGTTCACAAATATGACTCAATGGAAATTAATCTCTTTACTCCGGACGAACTCACTTCCTTTACTGAGTATATTTATCTCTATATTGGTTTTACTCGCGTTAGGTCATCTGACCCTACAAATATTCCCGCAATAATTCGTGCGGCAGGAATGCCGGGCGGAATAGGTCATACATTTACTAAGAAGCGATTTGTTCAACCTGCACCAGAAGGTGGGAAAATCATTCTTGGTAAAGGAAACGTAAAACGAATTTATATTCATGCAACCGTTGCTGATAATCCTAACGCTGACCCTGATTATTCTGCACGTCTTGATGGTATACCATCTGAGGCTGAGCGGAAAGCAAGGAAGTTCGGTGATTGGGATGCATATCAGGGACAAGTTTTTGATGAATTCCGTGATAAGAATTATCCTGATGAGCCTCCTAATGCTTTACACGTAGTTCCACCGTTTGAAGTACCTTCATGGTGGCCCCGTATGATTATTGGGGATTGGGGATTTGCCGCCATGAACTATGTAGGCTTCTATGCAATATCTCCCCAGAAGCGACTTTATCTCTACAAGGAACTTTATTGGTTAAAAACCAAGATTGAAGATTGGGCACCAGAAGTCAAGGATGTTGCGGAAAGAGAACATCCAAGAATTCTAGCGTGGTGTAAATCAGTATCGCAAGAGCGAGGACAAGAACACACTATTCAGCAACAAATTGAAGCTGCTATTGGTAGACCGATTGAATTATCGAATAATTCTCCCGGTTCGCGAGTAGCTGGCAAACTATTACTACATGAATATCTGAGGTGGAAGCAGAAACCAGTAATTCCACCACAAGATATGCCAATTTATTCTGAAGAATATGCAATGTGGGTTCTTCGGAATAAAGGACTTATCGATTATAAGGCATATTTAAGTTTATTCGACCCTCCACAAGAGGAAACTAATCTTCCTAAGCTCCAGATTTTCTGTTGCGAGGAAACTAATCATGATGGGCATCCAAATTGTTGCCCTATTATGATTGATTCCATCAAAGCTTGTAGCTACGACAAGAAAGCTACTAGTGGTAAACCTGCTGAAGACGTAGCAGAGTTTGATGGTGACGACCCATATGATGACATTCGTTATGCCTGTGACAAGGCTGAAAGATATTTCGAGGAATCTATAACTGAGTTCGAGAGAATTCAGAAACAAGAAGAAATTACTCGTAAACTCCAAGCTACTCAGGATTTTACGGCATACTATCGAAATATGCGAATGGTCGAAGCACAACAAAAGATGCAAGTTGTGAGTCGATTTCATAGAAGGAGAAGGGCATAATGTTCCTACTAGACTGGTATAAAGAATACTTACAAATAAAGTATGAATCTCGTAAGTTGAAGAATGAAGTTGTTGTCGAAGAAAAGGTTTGTCAATCTTGTGAGACACTTCGACAGCAACTTGAGTTTTCAAATTACGAGAAAACACAATTACTTAACAAACTATTAAAAGAGCCTGAACCTGTTAAGGATAATCCGGCTCCACAGATTACAAGGCCACGTTCTATTCCTTGGCATGTGCGTAGGCAACTATTAGAAACTGAAGATAGGGAAAAAGCTCAGCGATTGAAGAATGCGGCAAAACCTGATTCTGAAGTTGTGAAAGTTTCAACTGAAGATTTAGAGAAAGACTTGCAAATTGCCGAACAAGAACGAGAAGGACAAGCCGCAGGATAAAAATAAAGCTATTGATGACTCAATGCAACGTGCATACTCCAAAGTTTCTAAGGAGATGCCGGGCATTAAGCCAATTTCTGTAAGTTCGTCTACTTCTGGAATGCTTTCCAAAATATTTACTCCACGCGGAGCTAATGCTGTATCAAATCCTTGGTCTGGTAACATGATTTACAATCCTTCTATGTTAGAAGGTGTAAATCAGTTCGATAAAGAACAGATAGTTGCTCATGAGATGACACATACCGGGCAAATGCAAGATATGCCTTGGTATAAAAAGATAGGTGAGATGCTTTTCAACCGTGGGAATGTTCCGGAAGGAATTCCTGCGACTTCAAATCTAAATAATCCATACTACTGGCGTCCACATGAATTAGAAGCATATCAAGCAGAAAGAGATAGAGCCACGCGCTTGAAAGTTCCTGATTATGTAGACCCAATTACAGGTCGAAGGGATATTGCACTACATCCTAAATACACTCCACACGTAGAAACTGGACCATCATCTGCGGCATTAAAGAAATTGCAGGGACAAAATGCCCGTAAGTGAATATTTCAAAGGTCATGGCAAAGAAGTCATGACTAAAATGAAAAAGAAATATGGTGGCAAAAAGGGACAACAAGTCTTTTATGCTACTGCAAATAAACATGGATTGGATACTGGCCCCTCAAATGACGTTAAAAAGAAACATGGAGTGAAATAATGCCTCTTGATGTTATGCCGGGTGGCTACAATCCAATGAGACTTCCACCTGTTCAACGTGAATGGGGTGGTGGTGGAAGACCTAGAACTCCTGGTATTGAAGGTCGTCCACGTAATTTTGTTAATAGTCATGGTCCTGGAAGTGGTGCGCCTCCTACTGCACCGGGATTTAATATGGCAAATTCTTCTGGTGGTAATACACCGGGAAATTTGCCATTTGGAATGGTTAATTCGTCAGGTCCGGGACGTGGAAATCTTCCACCTATGGGTGGTGGATTTGGCGGATTCGGTGGTGGGGGTGGATTTTCATCAATGATGAATCCCAATATGGTGCAGGGACCATCATTTATGCAGCAACCATCAGGCGGATACGCACAAGAACGTCCAAAACGTGTCGGTGGCGCTGGTGGTATGGTTGACCCTAACTTTCGACGGATGATGGATTTCAAAGCTGCTGGTGGTATGGGTTCCTCAATGGCTCAGCGTCCGGGTGCTAATGCACAATATGGACCGGGTGCATTCGGTGTTTCTCCATCTCTCTACTATCAGCATTTCGATAATCAGGGGATGCCACTTCCAAAACAACAGCCACAACAGCAAATGGGTGGTGGCGACCCTATGCAAATGATGATGCAAATGATGCCATTTTGGCAGATGTATTCTCAAATGCTTGGAAATAGGGGTCAACAGGGATACTAATGTCGAAGAATATCCCAGACGACGATATTCAGCGGCTCCTTAAAGAAGTAGTAGACCACTTCGATAAGGAAGATATGGCTGTGCGTGAACGACAAATCCGCACATGGCGTAGGCTGAAATTATTCTGGGAAGGCTTCCAAAAGGCTTGGTATTCCGAGGTAGCTCACGATTGGCGTATATGGGATGAGTTGAATGATGGGGATGATACAGACCAATCATACTACGATAAGCCCATTAACGTATTCCGAGCTTATCTCGAATCCATTATTGCTGCTCTTAGTGTTACTGTTCCTCCTATCAAGTGTTTTCCTGATGACGCTGATAGCACTCTTGATTTGTCCACCGCGAGAGCAGGAGATAAAATTGCCCAACTGGTATATCGTCACAACGATGTGCCTTTGCTTTGGCTTCATGCTTTGTTTATCTATTGCACTGAGGGTATGGTAGCGTGCTATTCATATCCGAAGTCTGACGAAAAATACGGAACCTACGATAAAAAGAACTACGAGAGTGTTGATGAAGTGCATCAATATACTCGTTGTCCTGAGTGTGGTTTCGAGATGGATGACGAAGTAATTTCGCCTGAAATGCAGCCTCAAATAGATGCATTAAAGGCTAAAGCTGAACTAAATAAAGATAAATATTCTCCTGATGATGAAGATGTAATCATTCAGGATATGCTTCAAAACGAGGGGGAAGATATGTGTCCCGCTTGTTTAATGCAAATTGCTCCTGAGTTACAACGTGAAACATTAGTTGTAACCAGACTCGTGGGAGTTACACAGGAGCCAAAAACTAGAGTCTGTTTAGAAGCATATGGTGGGCTATACGTTAAAGTAGCCAATTATGCAATGAAACAGGCTGATACTCCTTACTTAATATACGCATATGAAACGCACTACGCACTTGCAATCGAAAGATACTCACATCTCCACGGAAAGAATGCGCTTACTGCAAAGAAAATTGCAGCAGCGACGGGACCGCGTGACCCATACGAACAGTGGGGAAGATTATCGCCACAATACCAAGGAGAATATCCCCTCAATACTGTCACTATTCGTAATTGTTGGCTTCGTCCATCTGCATTTAACATTCTCTCGCGTAAAGAGGATGTGGACGAACTTAAAAAGAAGTATCCAAATGGGGCGAAAGTCGTTCTAGTTAACGATGAATTTGCAGAAGCCTGCAATGAGGATTTAGATGATTGTTGGACTCTTACTCACAATCCTCTATCAGACTATATACACTTTGACCCCCTTGGCTTGCTACTCGTCAGTATTCAAGAAATTACTAATGACCTCATATCGCTTATACTACAGACTATTGAACATGGAATCGGGCAGACATTTGCTGACCCTGGTGTATTAAACTTCAATGCATACCGCCAGATGGAATCTACGCCGGGTGGTATATATGAAGCTACGCCAAAGTCCGGCAAAAGTATCGGAGATGCATTCCATGAGGTTAAAACGGCAACTTTGTCACCAGAAGTTATGCCATTTGCACAGAATATCCAGACTCTTGCGCAATTAGTATCAGGCGCACTTCCATCACTATTTGGTGGTGCTGTAGCAGGTGGTGGAACAGCATCAGAATATTCTATGTCTCGCGCGCAAGCGTTACAGAGACTACAAAATACTTGGAAAATGCTGACTACATGGTGGAAGCAAATCTTTGGGAAAGCTATTCCCATGTTCATCGAAGAAACACATGAAGATGAACGTGATGTTCAGCGCCTAAAAGATGGCTCTTTCGTCAATGTATTCATTCGTAAGGCAGAAATGGAAGGTAAGATTGGGAAAGTAGAATTGGAAGCTAATGAAAATCTTCCAATGACTTGGTCCCAACAAAAAGATATTATCATGCAGCTTTTACAGTCTGCGAATCCTGAAATTCTGGCTATTCTCGGTTCTCCTGAGAATTTGCCAGTTATTCGGGAAGCAATTGGACTTACCGATTTCTATGTTCCGGGTGAATCTGACGTTGAAGCAACATACGATGATATTAAACTACTTCTGAATAGCGAACCCATGCCAAATCCGCAGCATAATCCTATGGACCCAATGTCAGGTCCACCGGAAATGCCATCAATAGAAGTAGACCCTGATTATTCAGACCCAGAAATTGGGTTCGAGATTGTTAGGAAATGGGTTAGAAGTGAAGCTGGTAGACAAGCAAAAGTCGATAATGAACCCGGTTATCGCAATGTCTTGTTATACGGCAAAATGTATCAAATGTTGCAACAGCAACGTATGATGCAACAAATGATGATGCAAGGTCCACCCCAACAGGAGAAAGGTGCTACTCCGGGGGAAAAACCCAATCAGAAGAAAACTAAAGAAGCACCCATAACTGGAGAAGAAAATGTTGCAACTGTTTAGACTTCCTATTTACTACAGTCCTGAAGCTCCTGTCGGAACTGGTGGTGGAAGTAAAACCATCGGTGGTGGGGCTGATATGTCCAAAGAGGATATGATTAATTTCCTTGGTGAAGATGATACCAAGGAAGAAGTCATAGACTTAGAGGAAGGTAAGCCAAAACCGAAGGAGAAAGAGAAAGAAAAGGAGCCTGAAGGAGAGGAAGAATTAGAAGAAACTCCTGAAGGTGAGGAAGAAGAAATAGAAGAAGCCGACGAATTAAAAGAGCTTGAGGAAGAAATTGAGCCTCCATCTGAGGAGCAATTAGAATTAGTTACTCCTGTCAGACGGAAGGAAATTCTCAAGAAATATCCCTCACTCTTTAAGGATTTTCCTTATTTAGAGAAAGCCTACTACAGAGAACAACAGTTCACGGAACTACTTCCTACTATTGAAGACGCAAAAACAGCCGTCGAAAAGTCTCAGGTTCTCGATAGATTCGAGAGCGATTTAATGTCTGGTTCTACCGAAACAGTTCTCAAAGCTGTTAGGGAAACCAATCCTAATGGATTCTACAAGATTGTAGATGACTATTTGCCTACTCTCGCGAAAGTTGATGAGAAAGCATACTATCATGTGATTGGTAATCTCACCAAGCACACTATCGTCTCAATGGTGCAAGAAGCAAGGAGACTTGGTGTGGGCCAAGACAATGAGAATAAACCTCTACCGGGTAATGCATTGCAAAATGCTGCCCTTCTACTGAATCAGTTTGTTTTCGGAACAACTGAATTCAAAGCTCCTTCACAACTAGCAAATAATGAAGACCCGAAGGAAAATTCTCGGGAAAGACAGCTTGCGGAAAAGGAACAAACTTTTGTCCGCACACAATTTGAAAACACGAGAAATGATTTGAATACTCGTGTTAACAATACGCTCAAGAATACTATCGATGCGAATATTGACCCTAAAAAGTCAATGACAGATTACGTGCGCAAGAATGCAGCGCGTGATTGCATGGATAATCTTGAGCGTGTTATCAATCAGGATTCACGTTTCAAAGCACTTCTGGATAAACTCTGGGAAAAAGCATTCTCAGAAGGATTTTCCAAGGAGTCTGCTGATAGAATTCGCTCGGCCTATGTTAGCAAAGCTAAAACAGTGTTGCCTGCACTCCTTAAAAAGGCCAGAAATGAAGCTTTGCGCGGCACAGGTCATCGTGTAAGGGAAGATGCAGAAGAAACAACGACCCGAAGGGGTCCAGTTACACCGGGAAGGCCACGTTCCCAAGAAAGACCTACTGGCAAGATTAAAGAAGCCAAGGATATTCCGAGAGGAATGTCCACACTAGAATTTCTAAACTCGGATTAGCCGAGAAGTAGGAGAAAACATGGCTGTTGTTGAAGCTCAAGTAGCGGCTTTGGAATTGGAGAAAGTCCTTCCAAAGATTCGCGTATTGTTTGAGCGAGATGACAAATTCTACGCCAATATCAAGAAGCGTGACGTAGAAAAAATCTCGAACAGACAAATGCGGGTTCCGCTTGAACTTCGACCCGGTGGAAGCTTTCAGTATTTCAATCCTGACGGCGGAGACCTGGGACGGGGTGGCGGTCCTACTTTTGACAAAGCTGTTGTTACTTGCGTATTCGTGAGCGAGAACATCGAATACACCAAGTTGACACAGTGGTCAACTGACGACGAAAGAAAAGCTATCACCAATGGAGTTCGCAGACTTACTGCAACTGCATTGGATGAACTGCGTAGACAGTTAGACGCTCAGATGATGCAGGATGGAACTGGTGCAGTCGGCACCATTTCTGCTGTATCTACTGCTGGTGGCGTTGACACTTATACTCTTGGCACTGATGGATTCGGTGCAAAGCTTGTCCGTTTCGGACAGACCATTCAGGTATTCGATGCTACACTTGCAACCTTGCGAGGAAGTGGCCTCATTACCAAGTGGGATGTTGCGAACAAACAAATCGATGTAACACCAGCTATTGCAGGTGCAATTGCAACTGATAGACTGGTTGTCAATGGTATTGCTAATCCTGCTTCTCTGCCAGCGTTGTATGGTGTGCCTTATCATCATTCAAACGCCAGCGCAGGAACATGGCTTGGCTTTAGTCGAGCGGCTACTCCCGAAATTCGGTCCAATCGTGTAAACGCTGGTGGTGGTGCATTAGCACTTCCATTTCCACGTCTTGCGATTAACCGAATTGGAGATAGAGTAGGAATCGACAATGATTTCAATCCTCGCGTGTGGACGCATCCTGCTCAGATTCAGGCATACGAGGAAATTGGTCAGCTTGTAATCATGATTCAGAAGGCTGCAAAGGATGAGTCTCTGAACATGTATTTCGGCAATGGTAAGGGTTCCGGTATGCAGATGGCCGGTTCCAATGTTACAGGTTCCTTCAATTGGGACCGCACTCGTATTGACTTTGTCGTTGACGAAGTGTGGGGCCGTGGGGAAATCCTGCCTATCGGATTCTATACCACCGATGGGCGTAAGATTTTCGAAATCCGTGGTCCTTCGGGTGGTGTTGTAACCGCTGACATTTTCTATATGGTCAATGGTATGCAGACATTCGTGTCGAATCCTGCTGCCACTGCCTTTATTGATACGTTGGCGGTTCCATCAGGTTACTAAGGAGAGTATCATGGCAGTATCAAAAGACCTCTCCTTTCAAGACCTTTCGACTGTTGCAGGTCTGCAATCGCCGAAACCTCCAACTATTGCTTCGGCTGCAACTATTGCCCCTATCACGTTTTTGACGTTGATTTCGGGCACGGTTGCAATCGCAACGATTACACCTCCTGCTGATGGAGCACACTTGCTGTGCTTTATCTTCACGACAACTACACCTGTGGCGTTTACCACTACGGGAAACATCAACCATGTGGCAACGCCTACTCAGAATCTTCCGATGTTCTTGGTATTCAATCCGAATACCGGGAAGTATCATCCGGGAGAGGTAACTACGTAAATGCCTAATGTAGCGAGTCAGGTTGACATTTCAAAAGCCTTAGCCATTGGGGGATGGATGGCTGAGAATGAATTAATCTGGCTCGCTACACAAGCTTTAGAAAGAAAACTGATTGTAGAATTTGGTTCATTACATGGTCGGTCAACAAGAGCTATGGCCGATAATAACAAAGGAGTTATTTGGGCTGTAGACCCTTGGGCTGGTGATTATTATAATGAAGAAGGAAATGCTATTCCAATTACTACGTATGTGATGCCTTACTTCATATACAATTTGAATGACCATGTTAAAACTCAGCATGTCATTCCGGTTCGTAAATTTTCTTATCAGTTTTCACTAGACTGGCCTGTAGATATGGTTTTCATTGATGGGGACCATAGATACGAGACAGTAGTGAAAGATATTAAGAAAGCATACGAGCTATTGCGAACTGGCGGTTTAATTTGTGGTCATGATTATGGTCATCCATCATGGCCGGGAGTTAAACAAGCTGTTGATGAATTAGTCGGAACTGTTCAAATTGAAGGGACAATATGGTCAGCAATAAAATCATGATTAGTGTTCAGACGGGTGAATACGCTCGACGTGCGGATTTTTACGATTATTTCTTTCTATTGGATAAACCAGCGAATGCGTTGGCTATGCCAAATCATGACCGTTCACCTGCAAAGGGACGGAACACTATTATCGAACATTCAATCAAACAGGGTTGCACTCATATTCTGTTTATTGATGACGATATGACTTATGAACCAGATGCACTCGACAAGTTGGTTCAACATGATAAAGACATTGTTTCAGGACTTTATCTTAGTAGGGCGTATCCTCACCAGCCTCTCGTGTTTGACCTTGCTGATGAAGATGGTTCTGCGTGTCCCATGTATCTTTTGGATAAACCGTCGTTGGTTCCAATCGTAGCTGCTGGATTTGGATTCCTACTTGTCAAAACTTCAATCTTTGATAAGTTGGAAAAACCATATATCAGATTGGGGGAACTTAATCCCGAAGAATGGTGTGATGATATCGGCTTTTTCAAGCGCGTAAGAGAAGCTGGTATTCAATCCTATTGTGATATGTCCGTGTGTTTGGGACATATTGGCACAATGATTATCAAACCCAAATACGAGAAAGGACAATGGTATACTGTTTACGACACTAATGGCACTGGCGCAATTATGAGTCCTCAGATTACGCCAGCAGTCGCCTACGAATTCCGAAAGGATAAATAATGGCATCAGTATCAGTAGTTCAAGCAGAATTAGAAATGCTAAAGGGTGACAAAAAAGCCCTAATGCAGAAATACTCGGAACAACAGCAGGCTATCATCAAAAAATACGGTGGGAATTTCACTGATGTTCCCCCGGATAATAATGGTGAATATGCCGAACTTCAAAGCAGAATTCAAATTCTGCATGGGATGTTATAATGGAACTTACTGAACCAATTGAATCTATTAATAAACAACTAGTAAGTTTATTCGGTATCGATTCCGATACTGGTAGACCCATGTTCCGTGTTGTAAGTTCATGGGACCAGTATGAGAAACGGCTATCGAATGTAACTCCTGAAGGCTTCAAATTACAACTTCCAATTGTAATGGAAAAGCCTAAATATGACCAGCGCGACCAAGATTGGGCTGGTAAATATATCCTTGAAAGGTTAGTAATCGTTCCACTAGCCAATCAAGAAGAACTTCCTACTTCTGGAATGTCATACGAACCACTGTGGGTGTTTAAGGATAATGCAAATAATCCTTTACCTCCGCGCGTGGATGCGTGCAAACTAGTTATCGATACTATGTATGCCGCGCTTGGTAAAAAGAGCATGGCTAAATATGTTGACCCTGATAATGACCCGGAAGTGGCATTAGCAGACAAAATGAAAAGAGTTTCTGATTTAGAGGAACAACTATTTGGGGATGAATCTTCACTGTTACTGAGAACTGTAACAGGTGAAGCTGTAGGCTATACTGGTGAGCCCAAAATTATTACACCAGTCAAGGGAGATGAATAATGTCAGGAGCAGTAGGAGCTTTTCCGGGAATCAATGACTGGAAGCGTAGGACTATTCGTGGTCCTATCAATCCACTAGATAAGTCAACTGTTATCTCGATATTCCCAAAAGATATTGAAGAAAAGAAATGCACTATTCAACCTGGAATTTTCAGAATTCCTGCGGGAACGATTGAAGACCCTGGAATTCTGATTGTTGGTCCCTCGTCATGGTGGAGAGATATTGACGAAGACCAGCCACTACTTGAAATTCCTGTCAGTTCAATTACTATCGCCGATTCTGTCGTGCGAGATTATTTGAATGGGTATCTTGCGTGCAATATGGATTCGCATATGCCCGGACTATTTTACGTCATGGGATGTAAAAATAATGCGAAAGGTGAACCTGATGTTCTTGCAACTAAGGAATGGATAAAGAAAGAATATAAAGGTGAGCTTGAGAAAGCACGCGCTCGCCAAATGAACTGGTATACACTACTTATTAAAATGGCTGATTCACTATGGGCGCGTTCCAATGGCAATCCTCTCGCTATTGCTGATGATATGCGATTGGCTGCAAAAGAGTTAAATCTCACAGCCACGAAGGATTGGATGAAAGAATTTCAAATGGTGGACATGGTGCGTTGCAAAGCTTGTGGTTCTCTCAAGAATCCACAATTCCCAATCTGTGCAACGTGTCATTTCCCCGACCCGGAACATCCTCTCACAAAGGATATTCTTGCGGCTAGGGACAAGATGCCAAAGGGGTAAATAGATGGCTGCATCAGATTTAACAGCAGGGCAGGTAATGCAAAAGTCAGCGTCATTGCTGAATGATACTGCCTTGACTAATTATACTTTTGTAGCCCAATTACCCTATCTACAGATTGCACTACAAGAGTTACAGGAAGCCTTTGAACTTAATGGAATTCCTGTAACTCAATTAACATCTGCTGTAATCCAGATTAATGCTGGTGTTACACAAATTATCTACAATGCTGCTGGAACTCCTACAGCACCAGCATTACCAAACGATTTCGTAGAACCACAACAATTGTGGGAACGGACTCGTGATATTAACCCATTTGTTCCTATGACGCGTAGGGATTATCTTCCACATCAGTTGGAAGGGGTTCAATATAACAATTTTCTGTATTTTACATGGAATGACCAGAAAATCACGGTTCTTCCATCTGTGCAGAATAATGATATTAAAATCGACTATATCAAACAATTGTTTGAAGAACTTGTCGATTCAAATTCCCTCATCAATATCGTAAATGCTCGCACATTCCTTGAATATAGAACTGCTGCTCTTTGTGCAGAATTTATTGAGAGGAATCTGACTAGTGCCAATGCGCTCAATGCATACGCTGTTCTAGGTATGGATAGAGTGACTGGAATTAGTTCTAAATCTAAACAAACAATCATGACAAGGAGACGACCATTTAGGTCTAGCTATAAACGTCGTGGTTGGGTAACTTAGTTTCTGGCCCATTAAGGGCTGCCGAAAGGTGGAAATATGAGTTATAGTGTCGGTCAAGGACAATTCTCTCCGCGTGGGAATATGTGGGCAATGATTAAGTCATTGCTCTCAGCACAGGGTTCCATTAACGCGGGTGCTCAGAAAGGTGCAGGAGCACTACAGGAAATCAAGGTTACATATGATGTTTCGGTGGATGGTGGTGCAATTTCTACCATTACACCAAAATCATCTATACTAGTTCCTGCCGGAGCCGTCATCTTTGGTGGCTTCATTCAGGGTATTACCCTTCCAGTTGGTCCCGGTGCTTCCATTGCAATCGGCTTGGGTAGTGGTGCTCAAGTTGCTGCATTGAAAGCTGCAACTGTTATTGCTACGTATGCGGCTGGCGCTACCGTAGCACTCATTCCTGTATTCACAGCTGCTTCAGTTGTGAAAGCTGCTGCCGAAACATTCGTTACATTCACTGTTTCCGGCGCAGTTCTTACTGCTGGTAAGGTGCAGGTGACTCTGTTCTACTACATGCAGGGCGAGTAATAATGCGGGACCATCAACCTATAACTCTGGAAGAATTTAATGGCCTCTGGGCGCAAGAGGATGTTGAATCTACGCCTTTAGACCATTTTTCTGAGTGCCAGAACTTAAAGTTTATTGGTCCCCGTGCATTTGGGACTCGCGATGGTATTGACCGTCATCAGAACATCGCGAGTCCACTTTCTGATGTTTTAAGGATGTATAACTATCCTACATCCGATAAACAAACTCTACTCGTATTAGTTAAGAATGGTGCTAATGGAGAGATTTACCATGTCGTAGATTCAACTACGATGTTTGGTCCAATTCTCACTATCGCTGGAATGACAGATTTCGGCTTTGTTCCATATAACGGACGTGCATACATCACTCCCTTCTTCACAGAACTAATAGGGGGATTGAATCGTGAACGTGGTATGCAGAATGAGTTCTTATATGTATACAAAGGCGATGGAACTAATGCGAGAAAAGCCGCAGGAGCCAAGCCTACTGTCAACATTACTGTGGCTAATGGTGCTGCTGGTCATACTGATGCTGGCGTTCACATTTTTGGTTATGTTTATGAGACTGATACCGGCTACCTTACTGCCCCTGCTGGTTTGGTAGCATTTACTACTAACGCATTACAAGCACTAGATTTCAGCACTGTTGCTAATAGTCCTGATGCATTTGTAACTAAGAAACACATTGTTGCTTCTAAAGTAATTCAAACTTATAACGGTGACGTAAATGGATACCAACTCTTTTTTATACCGGGTGCAACTATTCCGAATAACACTGTTACTACTCTTAGTAATATTTCATTCTACGACCAAGATTTACTACTTGATGCTACTCATCTACTTGATAACTTTGCCGAAATCAAAGCTGGAGTTAATCTATGCATTTATCATAATCGTCTCTGCCTTTGCACTGAATACGATAACATCTCAATAGTCCGTGTTAGTTCAGTTGGAGAACCTGAGGCTATTAACCAAATAGATGGGTTCTGTTTGGTGCCTCCTAATGGTAATCCTGTTACTAACATCGCAGAACTTAGAGACGTTTTGTATACAATGCAACGTAACAAAACGGTGGGTTTTGTCGATAACGGTGGCGCACCAGCATCATGGCCTCTTACTGCTGTTGATAACGCGTTGGGTTGTGGTGTTCACGGTCTTGCTACTGTTATTGATTCAGGTAGTTCTAACGTAGATTACCTGATGGTTTGCACATATACTGGAATTACACTATTTAATGGTAGATATGTTCTACCTGAATTAACTTGGAAAATTTGGGAAATTTGGGTCGGTCAGACTTTCAAGACTAATAATCGCAGAATTCAGATTGTGAACGATTCTGTGAATCAATTCCTATATTGTGTAACTACTGATAGACAAATACTATTTGCAGATTACGCGAATGGATTGGACCCTAAGAAGATTCGTTGGTGTCCATATACATTCCCGGCATTCGTAAACACAGTGGCTCTGATTAACATCAATGAGCTTCTTATTGGTTGCGACCAGGTGTAAAGATGCCACAAGTTATTCCGAATGCGCTAGAAGTCGAAGTGTTAACAACACTTCTGACTCCAGCTTTGACGATGAAGATATATGGTAATAACGTCACACCTACGGGTGCGTCAACTGCTGCATCTTTTACCGAAATTTCAGGTGGTGGTTATACATCAAAACCATTAACCTTTGCAAATTGGGGTATTGTATCTGGCGACCCTTCTATCGCTACTTACAATGCTATGCAAAGTTTTGATTTTACTGGTGCAATTGCTGGTCCGGGAACGATATATGGGTATTTTGTCACTAGAAATAGTGATGGAAAACTCATGTGGGCTGAAAGATTTCCACCAGCAAATGTTCCATTTGTTCCAGTTGCCGGAAGTAAAATTCAAATTCTTCCGAAATTGAGTGCTCAGAGCCTATTCTAATGGCACAGATTACTGTATACGTCAACTACGTCATTTTCTTTCAGGACCAAGCAGAATATCAAGCTGCTGTCGCTGTAGCTGGCAGTCCTATTCTGGAAATATGTCCTGCTGACGCAGCTGCACTTTTTGGAATTCCATATAATCCCCTTCCATCGGGGGATATAGCTTTAATTCCAAAAGGAATGTATACAACTCCACCATATAGCAATCTCGAACCTCCAGGTTCAGAAATTGGTTTTCCAAGTCCATCTGGTATTTTTATGGACCCTACTGTAGGGTCTGTATTAGTTCCCGGACAGGCTGGAAATCCTCCATCAATATTTCCTGCTGGACCAGATGGTTTACACGTTTGGTCTGCTACTCTTATACATTTTCAGGGTGCAGGTTCAGGTATCACACCACCTGCTAATAACATCTCACAACGTAGGTGGGTGTGTGGATTTGAACATAGCTCAGAATTAGATGGTTCATCTGGTAACGCTACTCCTGACTTTAGTAGAGATGCCTCGCGTGTAATGGATGGTTGTGGATTACGCGCAGGTGGACCTAATAATAGGTTCATGACTAATACAATGGTTATGTTGAGGGCAGGATTAGTCCCTCAAACCCATTGGGATAGATTTTACTTCCGAGCGCGAGTTCCACCACCAGCATCTACGTCAGATGTTGGATTTTGGCGTGTTACCTGTAGTGCTGGTGCATCTATGGGCGCGCAATTAATCTATCAATCTACTGGTAGTGTAAAACTATTTAATATAAATAATGCTGGCACTTATTTTGATAAAGGAGTAGTGTTTACTCCTGTTGTAGGACAATGGTATCGATTTGATGTATTGTCCCGTTCAGGAAGTTTCCCTACTACTAATGGAGTAGTTCAAGTTTATATAAATGGAGTTTTTGCATTAGGCTTTACTGATAATACTGGTGAGGGAATTTCAACTGGAACGAATATTGTTTCAATAATATTTGGTCAACAATTTGTTAATACGAATCTTGCTGAAATTGACTTCGATGACTGGATTGGCGCGGATATTCCAGCCAATATGAATCCTCTTACACTAACATTCAATGATACTAATTATCCTATTGACTGGCTACTTGGCAGTCATGTTCGTAGGGTAGTCAGTAATTCTGCAAGTTTAACTAATTGGACTCCCAATTCATTTGGTAGTCTAAATCAGGATATCAATCCTTCGCGCGAGGCAACACTAACTGGTGTCACTTTAGTTAGTTCGACTGCACTTGCACAAATAGATGGTTTGACTGATGCTCCATTACAGAGTAATCAGGATAGACCACCGGGATTTGTATTAGGTGCCGCTGCTGCTGTAATTTCACATTATGGCAGAAATTCAGGCGCGAGTGATGGACAATTAGGCTATCGTAAAGCTGGTGGTGCGGTAACTCAAGTTACCATTAACCAATTTGGTAGCAATACTAATTCATTTATGGGATATCTCCCAACAGGTATGGATATACCTGATGAGATAGCTCCATTTTCAGTTATTCATACTAAATCTAATGATGGTAATACTGATACAACTGTTGCTACAGTAGCGTGTGTTGAATATTTAGGTCTATGGGGACCGGAAGATGCACCTGATATTACTATACCAATGGATAGAACTCTTATCCATAACTGCAATTATCCAAATACTCAATATGGATTCTGGCCTTCTTTTCCATCGGGAGCGCAATTTAACGTAGGTGGAACGTATGTAGGTAATGGAACTACACAGAACATCATATTACCTAGTGCTTTTCATTTCGTCTATATTCGTAATACTTCTACTTCTGCGGGTTGTCTCTGGCTTGCTACATCATTAGGCGCGATGCGTCAAAATAATGATGTGCTTCCAGTAATACGCGCATACTTTGATTCTGCTACGGCTCAATTTAAGTTGCAGATTAATAGTGCAGATTCAATGATAAACCAAAATGGTATTACTTATCAATATATCGTGTTCTGTGACCCAGACGCGAGATTTAATATGTGTGGTGCATTTAATCATCCATTTGCAGCACCCACACCACAAGTTAATACTATCCCACAACCGGGATTTACTGCTGAATTTGGTATTATTCAAGATAATTTGGTTCAATCTGGTGGATTTACTGGCAATGGACTTTATATAAAAGGACCGGGCATTGGTAGTAATACAATGATTCGGTTAGATGGTGCTGGTAATATTGCCAATGGATGTAACTTTGGTATAGGAGTTCTAAATACTTTTAATGGCGTGCATTTCATGGCTGGTAATAAGAGTAATACTGCTTATTCACTATGGCGAACTAATGATTCGGGTGTTGGTGGATGTGCTAACATAATGGTTCAATTAACCACTTATGTTGGTAATGGTGTAAATCCACGTAATATTCCACTTGTTCCTATATCTGGTAGATTCCCACTATTTGTGTGGGTTCAAGCATCTGGTGGTAATGGAATCTTCCGTGACCCATCACATGCCGGAAACAATAGTGCTACTTCGTCTAATTTTGGTAATACTACGACTGGTATTACTGCTGTTGCAGTAGACCAAATTACTGTTCAATCTTCAATAAATGCTAATGGTGTTACATACACAGTATTCGCTCTTTGTGGTGACCATGCGTCAATGGCCAATGGTATTTATTGGCCTACATACTGTGTTCCTCCCGGTGGAACGCCTCCTTCTCCACCATTAGCTGATATCATCATTATTGGTGATGGTGGACTTGAATTTAATGGAGATGCACCACGATTAATGTTGCAGGATGTAGGTGGTATTTACACATTAGTTCCTGGCAAGCTGAATGATACGCTACAGGATACTCAATCAGGGCAACCTAGTGTAGATGTGCCTATTTTACCTGTAGCCAAAACGGGGTATATAGGTGGCTAAATCAGGTGGAGTTGAATCAGAACATCATGTTGTAGGTGTAAGGCTACGCCTAACAGGTTCGGGTAATCTTCAACATAGATTATCTGGACTTGATGACATTATACAACAGGATTTGGTTCCTATGCCTATGACGGCTACTGCTCGTATTGAACCTATGCGCCTGTCCAATATACAGGGGCAGAGAATTCGATACGAATTATATACAACTGAATTGGATGAAACTTTCACTATTCGTCGAATTATCATTTACGCGAAAGCGGTGGCTGTCGAATATCCAACATAATGGCTATCATTCCACAACTTGACCGTCTACAGGCTCAACTACTTACATCTGGTTTAAGCCAGAAAAATAATGCTTTATATCAGGTTATTGACCAATTAATTAAAGCATTAAGACAAGGAATAGATGAACTAGAATCTCAAGTAGTTGTTCTTTCTTCTTCATCTTCAGGTGGTGGGGGTGGTAGCACTATTATAACTAGTGCTGCTCCATTAGGTGATATTGGAGACAGCAATGAAGAAACTGACTGGCAATGGGGTCCACCGGGACCACAAGGATTACAAGGTATACAGGGATTACCCGGTATGCCGGGAATAGATGGTAATGATGGTGAAGATGGAATGGATGGTATGCCCGGACCACCGGGTATACAGGGTCCAATAGGATTAATGGGACCACCGGGATTGGATGGAGAAGATTGTGAATGTGAATGTATGCCATTCATAGGCACAACTTTATACCCATAATGTATGGTCAATTAATCGTTCCACAATATGGACTTTGGACACCTACTATTGGTGGGTCTGGGGGAGCTTCCGGACAAACCTATAATTTTCAAGACGGTCAGTGGATTAAGTTCGGTAAACTAGTAACATTATTTGGGGTGCTACAACTTTCTGCTAAAGGCACAATTACTGGACAAGTTGAAATACAAGGCATTCCATTTCCTGTAACTAGTGAGTTTACTAACTATCGTTCAGTATGTGCAGTTAACTGGTTTAGTTTAGCGACTTCTATCATAATCGTTCAAGGTGCAATGATACAGGGTGATGATAACATTACCCTTCGAATAAATACAGCGGCAGCGGGGTCACTTGATACTGCATTAGCTGAGGCTGACCTAAATGATGATACGGCATTTAGTTTTACAATGCCATATCTGACAGACAATTAGAGGGCAAAATGGCAAAAGTTCAAGTTCGCATGGCTGGTCCCGCGCAAGTTTCTAACGCTGCTGCGACTAAGTATACAGTTCCCGCCAATAGACGAGGAATTGTGAGGCATGTTCACGTCCAGAATCCAAGCGGTTCTGCAGTTACTTTCACTATGTCTATTGGTGCTGATGCTGCTGGCACAAGATTATTCGATGCTTTCAGCATTGGTGCGAATCAAGTTCTGGACCATTATTGTTATTATATCTTGGCTACGACTGAAATAATTCAGGCGTTTGCCGGAACTAATAACATTCTTACTCTCACTATCGATGGTGATGAGGAAGTGCTTGCGTGACACTTCTTCAGAAACAGTTTGCATTCGCTGAGTTACTTCCTTTTCTTTTGGCAGAAGCCAAGAGATTAGGATATCAATATAAACTTGGCGAAGCTTACCGTAGTCCTGAAGAAGCTGCACGTTTAGCTAAATTAGGAAAAGGTATTAAAAACTCTTTACATTCAATTGGACTCGCAATTGATATCCATCTTTTCAGAGATGGTAAATATCTGACTGATACAGAATCTCATCGTGCTTTAGGCACATACTGGGAGACACTAAGTGCTGGCAAAGATTTTGTTACTGCTTGGGGTGGTCATTTTGGGGATGGCAACCATTACTCTATCATGCATGGTAATAGAAAATGAAATCCCGCTCATTACGCGTTGAAGACTTAGAATCACTAATTCGACTTCATGAGCAATATTATCCTGAATTCGGATTTCCAGTGTTTCTTCAAATGTTGAACGCTTTTGTCATAGAGGATGATAAAGGCGATATTGTAATGGGTGGTGCTGTCGAGCACGTAGGGGAAGTAGTTTTAGTTACTGACAAATCAAAGCCACTTACTACAATTGGTAGAGCTTTGTTAGAAGCCAAGGCTATTTCCGAATTTACGGCTAAGACTTTTGGAATAAAAGAACTCTACGCTTTTGTGAATAATGGTGATTACGCCAAGCATCTCATCCAACATGGATTTGAGAAGCACCCACATACAGCGTTGAGTATGAGGATAAAATAATGGGAAAGAAAAAGCAGCCAGAACAACCACAAAATCCTGCTCAAGAAGTAATAAATCAGGCTCAAACTGCGTATCAAAATACGCAACAGCCTAGTGCTAATGAGGCTGCGTATGGGCCTATTAGTGACCAATTCATGACGAATTACAATAATGCTGTGACGCAAAATACACAGGATTATGGTAATATCATGGGCGCGTATCAACAGTTCCGCGAGGGATTAGGTGGACCTTCTCAGTTTTCGTATCAGAAGGTTTCTGCTCAACGTCCCAAGGAATTGGGCAAAGCATACGGATATCTCGATGAAGCAATGCCGGGATATCGTGACTTCGCCTCTACAGGTGGATACTCACCTACTGATATTCAGGAACTACGTGCGCGTGGTATTAGTCCCATACGTGCTGCGTATGGAAATACCATGATGGAACTTGACAGAGCAAGGTCATTAGGTGGGGGTGGTGGTGCCCCTAACTATATTGCTGCTGCAAGTAGAGCACAGAGGGATTTACCCGGACAAATGGCTGATGCTATGACTACGGTTAACGCCGGTCTAGCAGATTCCATTCGTCAGGGTAAAATGTTTGGTTTACAAGGTATTACTGGAACTGGTTCTGCTATGGGTAACTTGTCATCTGCTGAAGCTGGCAGAATGTTACAAGCTGCAATGGCTAATCAGGGTGCAGACTTGCAAGCTCAACAGATGGGAGAACAATCCCTACAGAATCTCAGACAGATGCAGTTGGCTGGTATTGGTGGTCAAGCATCACTATATGGAACTACTCCCGGAATGTCGAATATGTTTGGTAATCAGGCTCTTAATGCATGGCAACAGCGTGCAGGTATGGAGCAAGCACGTAATCAGTTTGGGCTTGGATTACTTGATGCCCAAATGCGTGGATATCAGACTGATAAAGCTACTGAGGGTGAACCTTGGTGGAAGAAAGCTATTGGTATTGCCGGAGCAGCAGCGCCATATGTAGGTATGGCATTCTCCGACAGAAATATGAAACAGGATATCAATCCTGTGAATCCTAATTATCAATTTGGCAATATCAATCTGAATCAACCAAGCATGGATAATATCTTTGCTTATTCCTCGCGGGCTATGAAAGACCATATTAAGCCTGTTGGGAGAGGGTCCACTATTAAGGGTAGTCCTTTCACTAAAAAGCTGAATGAACTTCAGCTATATACTTGGAAATATAAGGGTGACGATACCAAGCATTTCGGACCAATGGCACAGGATTTCAAAAAGAAATTTGGTATAGGTGATGGAAAGACTCTACACCTTGCCGATGTAATGGGAGTAGTTTTGGCGTCTCAGAAAGAACAGGTGAAAAATGCCTGATTTAATGCAATTTCTGAGATTGCAAAATTTATTCGGTGCCCCACAAATAACAGCACCCGGATTTGCTGGTGGTGATTTTATGCCCCAACAAAATCCAAATATAATGGGGCCAAAGAATGACCCATTTGGTAATATATCATTTGGGCCATCTATGAATCAGGCTATGCCTCAAGACATTCCTATGGCACCTGTGCAATCTCAGCCTATGGGTGGATTTGATGTAGATGCCAGAATGCGAGAACTCTATCAGCCAGAAACTATGGCTCAAGATAGATTTAATCAGATGCTCGGAGAATATCCCGAAGCTCAGAAACCTAACTGGTTACGCATTATTGGAGCTACACTAGCAGACCTTCACAGACCTGGAACTGGTATGCAAGTTATCGAAGGTAATAGGAGTCGAAAACTTGCAGATTGGAAAAATAAGATTGGTTCTGCTCAAGATGCAGCATCTCTTGAGAGACAGTCTAATGCTAGTAATCGTCAACTAGCTACATCTGTTGTAACACAGGAAAGACTGTCAGCAGCAGACCAAGCGCGTGCAGAAAAAGATGCTGCCAGAACTAAGATAATGCAGGACCGTGCTGAAGTATACAGACTTAAGTCTCTGCGGGGAAACTTCAAGTTTGACTTTAGTGGTCCTAAAGTTATTGTTACTGACCCTGCTACTGGCAAGGTTGAGCAGACTGATATCGATACTGGTTCTCTGTCCGATGCTGATAAGATGGCACTTGGACAGGAGAATGCTATTGAACTGGAAGGTGTAAGACAGGGTGGACGTGAAACTCTTGAAGGTATGAGACAGGGTGGTCGTGAAGCATTAGCAGAAACTAGAGGCTGGACAGCCTTTAATACTGCTGATGGTAAGACCATTCTTGTCAATCAGATAACTGGTGAAACTAAGCCAGTTCAGAATGTAGAAGGAACACTAGTTAAACCCGGAACTACAACTGGTGCGGGTAGAGGTGAATTACCTACACAGACTAAAGTTAGACAAGCTACAGCAGCGAGGGAATTTGCAACTAAAAATCCCGAACTGGGTAAATATATTCAATTTACTCCGGGAAATGAATTTACTGTTATGCCTCCTGCATCTGGATGGCGTTCTGGTCCTACTGCTGAACAACACAAAAAAATAACTGATGCAATATATGGAACTGACATTCCTGTCTCAGCTACTCGTAGTAATACTCTCGGAACTGGGACACAACCACTTACCACTAAATTTAATCCTAATAATCCTAACCACAAGCGTCAGAGAAGTCCTAGCACTGGTAAGGTTCGTGAATCTTACGATGGTGGGAAAACATGGCAAATCGTCAACTAACACAACAACCTGACGATTGGGAAGATGTTAATGATTGGGAAGATGATACACGTCCCACACTAACTGTTCCCGCTGCACCTACTCAACAGCCATCTATGTTAGGTGGGATATGGGATGCTATATCTCAACCACTTACTACATTACCCTCAGAATTTGCGAGTGGTCTTGCAGACTACATAGATAGACCTTCTTTAGAGCGTAGTCCTCTACGCGCTCAAATTGAAGGTTTTGGTGCTGGCGCACTTCAAGGATTAGGTGATGTAATTTCAGGATTTACATCTCCTATTGACCTAGCTACTACTGCTTTAACTGGTGGTGGTAGTATGGCTATGAAAGCTGGTCTTCCTCAAGTTGCTAAATTAGCGAGCATGGGTGGTAAGGCTGCTGGTGCATTAACAGCCGCGCATGGTGCTGGTAATGTATTATCACCTGAATCCACACTTGCAGAAAGAGGATTTGGATTAGCTGAAATGGCTGGTGGTGTGGGTGGTATGAGACATACCCCCGGCATGTCAAATATTGCTGATAATGTTAAAGGTAAGAAGGGAGCTATTACTCCAGAATCATTTGGACCTGATTTTTGGAAAACTCCCGAAAAGCCTTTGACTCCAGAGCAGGGTAAAACCTTCAAACATGCTATGGAGAATAAGCCTGCAGAAATGAAAGGAACTACTACTCCTGATACTTCTGAAATGATTGATAAATTTGCCAAAATGAGAGCAGTTCCAGTAGGGACTAAATATACAGTTAGTGCTTCAAGTATGACGCGTAGGCAATTGACTGATGCTATTAAACTAGGATTTGACTACCAGGAACTAGCAGGTGATGGCAGTAAGATAGTAATGAAGAAGGTTAGGGAATCACCCCAACCTAAGATGCCAGAACCACCTGAAGTAGAAAGTAATGCGTGGATGGACGCTGCTAATGTGCCTCGCACTATTATGGCGTCTATGGATATGTCTGCTCCACTTCGACAAGGGATTGGACTTATTCATCGTAAAGAATTCTGGAATTCCCTTCCGGATATGTTTAGGGCATGGAAATCTGAAGATGCCTATAACGCTATTCAGAAGGGTATTCTTGACGACCCAATTTTCAAAAAGAGGGTCACTGCTGATGGTAACGTAAAACCATCATTTGCAGAGGATGTAGGTCTAAAGCTAACTGATTTGAATAACTTCACTAATCGTGAAGAAACTATGATGTCTAAAATCGCCGAACAAATCCCCGGCGTGCGTAGGTCTAACAGAGCGTATACAGCTTTCCTGAATAAGTTGAGAGCAGATACGTTCCGACAGATGACGCAAGATTATGGTGTCACATCTGGCACCAATATGCGTAATAACGTCAAGCTTGGTAAGGAGATTGCTGAGTTTGTAAATAACGCTACAGGTCGTGGGGACTTAGGTAAACTAGAGCCTTCTGCTAAGGCTCTGTCTACTGTTCTCTTTTCTCCTAGACTTATAGCTTCGCGCCTAGGCATGATGGCTAAAGGAACACAAGCATTATTCAGTCCCGAAGTCTACATGATATCCCAACCTAGCGTGCGTAGGGAATACCTGAAATCTCTAGCTGCTATTGCTGGCACAGCAGGAACCTTCACACAGTTAATGAGATTGGGTGGAGCTACCGTCGAAACAGACCCGGCATCTAGCGACTTTGGTAAACCTAAAATTGGAAACACTAGGATTGACCCCTATGGTGGTTTCCAACAGTATATTGTATTAATGCAGAGGCTTATGCCTCAGATTGACCTGTCGAGTATGGGATTAGGTGAAATTGGTGGTAAGA